TAGTTCCGTAGATATTCTTAGCATTAATCTCAGCTACAGTGCCTTCGATCTCACGAGCAACACCTTGAGGTGTCTTAGCTGAAGGACGGATACCAAAGAAGTTCTTAACACCTGTGTTATTCAGTACATCGTCTGCTTCTTTAGTAGCAATGTGTGGCATGTAGATATCACCTAAGTCACCTACTTCAATACCCGCTGCTTGTTGCTGTTCTAATCTTGCACGATTCTGCGCTACTATACGCTGCTCTAACTGACCGATAGCATCATCGCTTAAGTTAGCTGTCTCGATGTCTTGAAATATCTTAGCCTTCAGTTCATTGACAGGAATATCTGTTTGCTTAGATAGTGCCTTAATCTCATTGTTAAGAGACTTAGCATTACGAACAGTCTCTGTTCTTGCTTTATCTTTAGCGAATCTAAACTTGTCGTATATCTCTTTAGCTTTAACAACGTCACCTTCTTTAAGGACAATAGCACGATACAGTTCATTGTCAGCAAGCTTAGAGGATAGACCAATAGAATCAGCACCAGTAGAAGCAGCTGCCTTAACAGTCTTAAATATAGGAGATACAACCTCACCCTTTAGGGGATCAAGGACGACATCACCCATGAAACCAAGGAGCATAGACTTAACTGGGTTCTCTCTGCGGAACTGATCAGGAAGAGCCTCTTGAAAAGAAGCCTTCTCTTCTCCTTTAAGTCCTCTGATACCAGCTTGCTGTGCCTTAGCTAAGTTCTCAGTAGACAGTATCTCCCATAAAGGAGCACCTTTCTTTGACTCTTCTGTAGTTCCTAGAGCTTTAACGTAGGTAGCACTTGCTTGAAATGGACGCTGAAGTATATCAATAGCATCAAGTAAGAAGTTACCTGTAGCACGACCTGCTTTTTGTACTGGCTCTGGTAAAGCTTCCCAACCTGCTTGAGCTACCTCGCCAACTACTCCAGCAGCTTCTTTGATAGGTTTAGGGATAGCTTCACCAACAGCTTTGATACCTGCAACATTCACAGATTCAACAGTTAATGGAGCAACTGTCTCCCATCCTGCATCTTCTTTAGCAGGAGTAATGGTTTCCCATGTAGCCATTATTTAGCCTTGCGCTGTACTTGATTCTTTCCACTTGCATCCCTAACAACACGATAATCATATTTAGCTGGGTCGTATACTTCTCCACTGCTTTCTACTAGTTGTTTAATATCTAAAGAACCAGCTGGTGGAGGTGTTGCAGCACCAGGTTGTTTAATAACAGAGCCAGACTTACCAGTCCACGGATCACGAAGAGCAATACGCTGAGCATTAACTAACTCAGTATTAGCTAAGTTAATTCCTTTAAGTGGCTTACGTGGATCAAGATTGTTAGCATCAAACAATGCAATAGCTGAGTTACGCTCTTCGTTCCAGCGATTACCTGCTTCAAACTTATCACTAGCAATCTTACCAAGATCAGCTTTGTTCTTGTTAATTGTAGACTGAATCTGCTCTATAGTCAATGCTTCTTTCTCTGCTCTTTGTGCTTCTTTCTTAGCTTCTTTATCTGCAAGCATACGAAGAGTCATTAACTTATTGTAGTTAGGATCTTTGTCTAAGTCATACAGTTTAGCAAAAGCTTTAATCTCATCTGTAGTCTGTGGAGTAGGTTCTTTCTCAGGATCAAAGCCCCTAGCTTGTGCTTTAGCTAACAAAGGATTAGCATACTTAGAAGTGTAAACATCTACAGATTCAGGATCTTCACGAACTCCTTTTCTTTCAGCAATAAACGCTTCATCAGCAGCTTTCCTTGCTTTAAGAAACTCTTGAGTAGCTAAGTCTTTACTTTGTGAATACTCTGCACCAGCAGGTAAGTTGTCAGCAACATACTTATAGTACTCTGGGCTACCAGGAACGAACTGTTGATCTGCTGCTTCTTTAACAGTTAATAAAGTTCTCTCTCTTTTCTGAGTAGCACTCTCACCCATGAGACCGCCAATGAGAGCACCGCCTAGTTGACCTACACCAATACCAATCTTCTCATAAGGAGATGCAGCCTGTCCATATAGACCAGCCCATAGCTTCTGTTGCTGTAGCTGTTCTTCTCTTGGATTATATCCTAGTAAACCTGTAGTAAAACTTGGAGCAATAGCCATTATATTTTCCTTATCCTCTTGGTCGTCCAGCTGCAGCAGTACCACCAGCACTAATTAAACCACCCCAGAACTGAGCATTAGCAGCGTTAGCAGCCTGAGTAGCACCGTACTGAGTCTGAGCAGCTTGTTGTAGTCCTTGTACACCTGCTGTTTGACCAGGCTGTTGTGCTGTGCCTAGCTGAATACCTAGTTGATATGGCATCTGAGCCATCTGCTCTACTTGACCAGACAATCCTAACTGAGTCTGTAATGGAGAGTAAGCACTTGATATTCCTTGTGCTTGAGTACCTAAGAAGCCAGCACCTGTACCAAATAGACCAGTACCAAAGCCAATACGTTGCTGTGCAGCTTGCTCTGCTTGACCAGCTAACTGTAAGTCTTGGTTAGCAATTGAGTTGTAGTAAGCAGCTAACTCAGGGTTAGTCTGTTGCATGTTTCCAGCTACAGTACCACCAGTAGCCAAGCCACCACGACCAGTCTGAAACAATCTATTCTGAAGAGCACCATATTGTTGTTCACGACCAGGTGCTAAGATAGCTTGCTGTGTACGCATAAAGTCCTGAGCAGCTTGTTCAGGAGACGTAGCCATGTACTGCTCACCTAAGCTAAACGCTCTCTGAGCAGCAGGGGACAAAGCACCAAACTGTTCTGCTTGCTGAGAAGCAAAGTTAGCACCACCAGCAAAGTTACCAAACAGTTGATTCTGTAGGGCTTGGATCTCAGGAGAAGCAGTATACCCTGCAGAGGATATATAAGGAAGCCCTGTAGCAGGATCTGTGGTACGAGCGAACTGAGAAGTACCAAACCGAGTAGTCATTCCTACTGGTCTGAACGCAGCTCCCTGAGCAGCTTGACGCTGTTGTGCTGCAGCCTGTTCACCAGCAGCTTTAGTATCGTCTGCTCCTGTGAAGATATTAGCTACGCTACTTACTAACTTACCCATTCTTTGCTCCTAGTATAAACATCATATTTTATTTCGTTCAGTGTTAATTTATTAAACTTAGTCCAACCTGTAGATTCTCCAAACTTAGCTAACTTCTTGTCTGTTTCTTCTACTAGTGCTACTAAGGGTACTGTTACTAAATGCTGTAGTACATCTAAATCTTTAAGGTATTCTTTCTTTACTTCTGGTGTCCACTTAAACACATCTGTATGAAACCAAAGCATGTTACTGTATAGTTCTAAGTACATCGTATAATCTCTACGATTTACTACTGGTACTTTAACCATTAATAAAGTTCAGACCATAAAGTTATTGTTGAACAAGCGGAAATAGAATAAGTTAATCCAGGAGGTACAATTCCAGTTAAATTAACTGAAGGAACATTACTATTAATACCGCTTTGAGAAGCACTTACACCACCAATAGTTAATATAACTGAACCAGCGTTAATTCCCCAAATATTAACCATAATTGGATACGCATTTGAATTTGTATAAGTTGTAGAAGCTGATCTACTTCCAGTTACGTTATTCCATACTTCACCGTTTAATCCTAAACCACTAACAACTGTAGGAGCAGCAGAAGTCCATGTAGTACCATTAGATGTTAATAAGTTACCTGTAGTGCTTGGAGCTACAGTCTGTAGTGCAGAAGTTCCGTTACCCAGTAACACTGCATTGGCAACTAGTGTAGAAGAACCTGTACCACCATCAGCAACAGTTAAGTCCGTGATACCAGTAATCGTTCCACCAGTAATAGCTGGAGTACTAATTGTTGGTGTGTTGATAGTAGGACTAGTTAATGTTTTATTGGTAAGAGTAGCTGTGTTAGTTCTCTCAGCAAAAACATGAGCAGTTGTAGCTAACTGAGTAGTATTAGAACCAGCAGTAGCTGTAGGTGCAGCAGGAGTACCTGTAAATGTAGGAGAAGCAATATCTGCTTTAGAGCTAACAGCTCCAGCAATAGCATTGAACTCGTTATCTATCTCTGTGCCTTTAACAATCTTGTTAGAATCGCCTGAAGTTAGTGTATCTTTAGTGGCAAAGTTAGTTGCCTTTACATATGAACTCATAATGTTTTACCTTGTTTAAGGAAGAAGTCTATCTTCTGAATTGAAAGAGGAGTGCCGTCAATGTCAGACTCAAAGCCTAACTGAAGAACAGTACCAGAACCTGATGCTGGAATGTTAGCAATATCCAAAGCAATACCGTTAGTGTATGTAGCTATGTTGTATTCTGCTGTACCATACTCATGCACAGTTACTTGTTGTAGTGTAACACCACGAGAGAAGTAGTTACGAGTATAATCATAGCCCCACTTAATAGCAATAGGTTGGTTAGAACCACCAATAGCTGTGACATTGATACGTTTAAGAATCTTATTTGTAGTAGCAGAACCAAAGTCAAAGTAATTGGTGAAGTATGTCATACGATACTTAGCACCATCATCTTCATACAGATTGTACTTACCTATATACCCTGCTTTGCCAATCAATAAGTCCCTAGCTTGAGTTACACAGAATGCTGTAGGATTAAGCTGCTTCCATACAGTGGTTCTGGCTGCTCCATTCTGCAGTACACCTCTGGTGTCAAAGCAATAGGTATTCCCTGAACTAGGTAGAGACAACAAATAGAAAGCATCTGTAGGAAAGTAGGTAGCCTTGATGTTCTTAGCTGTTTCTGATGCTACTAAGGTTAAGAGTTCATCTCGTACATTCTTAGAGATATCCCTAAATGGTAATGACTTCTCTTGAATCACACGCTGCAAGGATTGAACACCAGTAGAAGACAAGAACAATAAGTCTGAACCAATAGAAGCTACAGAGTCTCTAGCAATACAGCCAACACCTACAATAACATCTTCCAGCTTCATCTGTGATGGATCTACTGGGTTACTATAGACAACAATATGCTTAGTACAGAAGATGATTAAGAAACCATTATGATCTGCTATAGCTACAATAGGATCATTATTAGGAACTACTTCACTGATATTCAGATATCCTGATGTACCAGTCTGCCACTCAGCAGGGTTAAGCAAGTCACTGAAGTACACAGTCTGTCTACTACCAGCCATGTCAGCTACCCAGACACGACCATAAGCAGTCATGACACAGTTAGGGGTAAAGCTAGTTACAGTCTGTCCTACTGGAAGGTTTGTAGCGACATCACCTAGACGCTGAAAGCCATAAGAACCAGTATGAGCATGAGCAGTAGCTCCTAGCTTATGAAATAATAAAGTAGGTTGTCCTTCTTGAACCAAGATAGCATGACCAGAAGGAGTAGCTCCTGTGTCATAAGGCATACCGCTGATCTGCCAGTTATCGTCACTGATAGCATAGGTTAAATTAGCTGTATCAGTACCGTTACGAACCACAGCCTCTGTTAATGTAGTAGTTCCAGTGTATATCTTGTTGTTGGCTGCAGAGATAACTACAGTACCGTCATCCTTAATAAGCTCATAGATGGCTCTAAACGAGCCTGTAGACGCTGCAGAGGAGTTAACCTTAGTCCACCCCTTACGAGCACCGATACGACCGTAGCGATCGATTACGCAGTTATTAGCCTCTAATGCAAACCCACTGTCTAACTGAATAGAACTATCCTGAGTGTTTAACCCAGAGAATCCAGGAGCTGCAATCGATCCAGTTGAGAGAGCCTCAGCCATCAGTAAGCCACCCAAGCAGATTCTTCAATGTAACGACTAGACTCAATAGCAATAGCATCAGCTAGTGACTGATTGTAAATGAATGCCATTTCACCTGCTAAAATACCACCATCTTCACCACGCTCTGCGATAGCCCTTGCAGTGGCATTGAAAATGACAGGCTCAGAAGGAACTAATAGAGTATCAGCATCAGCAGCTAAAGCTACTTGTGGTTTGATGACGTTAAAACGAACTTCATAAACCCCATTAGGAATAGGAAATAAGTCTACTTGAGTATCACCGTTGGAGTTTGTACCGTTGAAGTTGTAGTACGCAGGAGAACCCTTCTGTACTGAAGTTAAGAGAAACTGTTCGTCCATCCAACGAGTAGTAGCATTCTGAACTATGATATTACTAGTATCATTTAGAACATCAATAACTCTAAACCGTTGCCCAGAACCAACAAGAACATAGTTAAAGATATTATCAGCAGTAGAAGCAGTAAGTGTTTCTGACAATGCATTCCAAGCATAGGAATCTTCTACCTGACGCTTAGCATCGTTAATGAACTCACCGATAAGTTTAGAATAAGCGTTATCTGCTACAGAAGAAACCTCAGTTTCCCGTAGTCTTCGTAGTACAGAATTTACAAGTTGGACGTAGTTCATAATTGCCTATAATTATAACACAAATTTATATAAAAGTCAAGCTTTATTTCTAGCAATCCCACTTCTTGAGTGCTAGTGCCTTACGAGTAGGTCTACCCTTCTCATCCTTCATAGCCCCTTTAACATTACTCATACGAGCACAGAAGGACTTACGACGACCAGCTGCTTTAGGAGACTTCTTAGCCTCCTCAGCAGACACTGGAGGCTTTAGCTTAGATCCAGTCTTCTTGTTGTAGTAGTCTCTGCCCTTCTGATTGAGTCCACCTTCTGGGTTCTGGAATGCTTTCTTAGGCATTATTTCTTCTTAGCTGTCTTAGCAGCTGCCTTGAATTGTGCAGCAGTAGGAGCACCTTTGCTACCTACCTTACGCATCTTCTCACCAGAGCCAGCAGCGATACGTTTCTTCTTTGCTGCGATGTTGGCATACAAACCAGGCTTAGTAGCCACGACTCATACCCATCTTCTTAGCTGGTTTAGCTTTAGGAGTATTCATCTTAGCTCCTGTTTTCTGAGCATACGACTTAGCTTCTTTCTTACCCTTAGCTGTGTATGGAAACTTCTTGTCTTTGACCATTGGCATGATTACTTCCTTTTCTTTGGTTGGGGTTTAGATTGTCCTGCTTTTGATAGGGCTATTGCAATTGCTTGTTTCTGAGGCTTTCCAGCCTTCATCTCTTTACGGATGTTAGTAGATATAGTCTTCTGTGATGTACCTGATTTCAGTGGCATGATTAACTTCCGTTCTGATATGCTGTGGATTGTACAATCTCTACTGTAAAGATACAACTCATAGTAGCTCCTGCTTCAGGAGTAGCAGTAACATAGTCGAACTCGTCCATAACCATACGACCTTGGTTGAACTGAAGAGCGTCTCCTGCACCTAATGACTTAGCTCCTACGATAGGAACAGTAGAAGCTTCACTAACATCATGCACTGCAGAAGAGATAGCTTTAGTTGAACCCCCTGAGTTAGCTAGAAACAATAGTGTAGCTATCGCCTTACATCCTTTAGGTACTGTATAAATAGTATTAGAAGTACCTGCAGTAAGATTCTTAAATACTGTGAGTTCTCTCATAGTCTACTTTTTAAAGAATAGTTCAGTTATGTAGCTGATGAACGCACCAGCAACTGAGGCAACACCCATCAAAGCCCACAGAGAACCTTTACTACGCTCTGCCATAGCCACTAACTTCTTGATGTCTACTTCCATAGCGTCTACTTTACGCTCTAAGTTATCTACGGATTGTACTAACTTACCGTATTCGACAGGATTAATTTCGTTCATATTGATTAGGCTATTCTATAGGTTACAAAAGTGTTAGCAGCAGTCTTGCGAGTTCTGAATGTTGCCGATGTAGTAATAGCCAACACTCCTGAACCAACAAGAGTATTGCCTGTGCCTCCAGAAACTGTAACAATTCCAACTGCTGAACCTGCGTTAACAATGCTCCAGTCAAATGATTGGTCAACTAATAACTGTCCATTTAGAATACCAGCATCAGTTAAAGTACCAGTTGGCAAGGTAAACGCTACTGCTGTTGCGCTGGTCGTGGTAATAATACGAGTAAGCAACTGAGCAATAGTTAATGTCGCAGAGGCATTAATTGCTGAAGGAGTTGGCTGGGCTACAAACATGGTGGTTAAGGTCTGTACGTTACCGCTAGTACCGCCAGTAATATTTACTGCGTTAGCATCTTGAAAAGCAAGAGTACCTAAGTCGCCATTGCTAGGCACTTGATTCGGTTTATTTCCGATTAGGCTTGGCATAGTCTATTCTCCTGCCCATGTTCGATATTGATTAGTAGGTACTACTACATACGCATCCAGCTCAGGAGCTTCAGAGAGGTTTCTAACATTCACATGAAAACCACCCACATCAGCCATGACTGGTACTTCCATGCCATCAACTGTTTCAACTGCTCCAGTTGGTCTGTAGATAGCTCCGATGATGTCGATGTTGTCGTAGTTAGGCTTGTCCATCCACTCTGTAGCTACAAAGCCTTCATCTAGACGGTAAGTCTCAGACCAAGCAGTAGGTACTTTAGTGAATAACACAGAGTTAGCTTGTGACTCATCTGTAAATTTAAGTAAGTAATCGTAGTTCATGTTTAGTCCTTAAATTGTAGTGAGCGAAACCAACTCGGCATTAGTAAGACGCTTGGCATAGTAGGCAATCTTGCGGATATTTCCATTGATTCCTTGCGAGCCAGAAATGTCTATTGGGCCAGCCCCGATGTTCAATCTATTCACGATTGGAATTGCTCCAGCCGTATCAGTTGCTACAGTAGCTCCATTCACGCTCATTGCGAAATCATTGACCCGATAAGCAGCAGCATTTTTTGAAGCTGATGTGATAGCGGATGACGCAACAGTTGTTGAAAGGATTGCAACAAAAGAGTTATTGACCTTGGCATTGAAGCCTAGTGCTGGTGTACCAAGAGCATAGAGTGTACTCATCTCATTGTTGTTCGTGTTATCTGACAACGAAGCTACACGAGGATTTCCACCAGTTTGTAAAGTAGGCAACTGAGACTCTGTATACAAAGTACCCTCATCAGCCCTAAACCAAGATGAGAAGTTTGAGCCAGTCATACTTGCAGAGTCAGCACTTCTAGTTACCTGAGAAGCAACCGTAGGAATATAGCTAGTAGCAAATGCGCCAGCTTCTAGTTGTGCGCCCCAGATGTAGATGCCTGAGAAGCCATTGCCTGTAGATACAGTAGTATTATCTCCATCCACAACACCAAAGTTAAAAAATCCAGAAGTAGACGCACTAGTTTTGCTGATTGTGCAACGATACCAACCATTACCAACAGCAGTTATAGTGGCAGTTGCGCCAGAACCTACCGTACCAATTGTTCCTGTAGCAAGATTGAAATAAGCTGATAATAATGTTACTGTGTCTTGAGCTAAAAGTCGTAACCAACTCTTTTCACCAGCTTTTGCATATATCGACCAAGTATAGTTGGTGCTGTTTGCAATGGTGACTGACTGATAAATAGTTCCCGTATTTGCAATTAGTTTTTCTGCTGTAAGAGTTCCGTCAGGAGCTATGGCTACATTAGATGAAACTGTTTGACTTCCAGATGTCCAAGCTGCGTTTGCGAAATCGTCACTACGCAACACTAAATTAGTCCTCTGCTCCTCAATCTCTAACCCAAGGCTCTCGCCAGTAGTAGGATTATGCTCAAAGCGAGCTACTCCACTAGCAGCAGTTTGCAGAGCTGGGATGTAGTTCGTGATTGCAGCTGTGGTGGTAGCTGTGTAGGCTGTTACAGATGAGCGTTGTTCTAACTGTGCGCCCCACAAAATAATTGTTTCTGTACCAGCAGCAGTAATAGCTTGACCATAAGTAGCCGAGGCAGAAGGAGCAAAGTAAATGCGGTTGCTTGCGCCCAACGTTGTTGTCGCATCAAATGTGGCAATACAGCGATACCAGCCACTACCAGCATCAACAATAGATGATGTTGTTTTACTTCCTTTAGTCCCGACTACACCAGCCCCAGCAGTTAAATCAAAGTTAGCAAACGCTTGTGCGTCACTTGCATTTAGTATTTGAATATAAGGATGTGTACCAGCTTTAGCAAAAATAGAAATTGTAGTTGCACCAACAGGGGTAAGGCTGTACTGAACATAAATAGTCCCTGTAAAAGCATTAGCAGTAAAGGTATCTCCAGTAGTTGTTCCATTCGGAGCAACAGTTGTATTAGCTGTGGCTACACATTGCACTTTAGACCAATTAGATGCAATATCTTCTGAGTTTAAAAACAAATTCTCCTCAGCCTTAGCCACAGTCTTACCATCATAGAAAGAAGCAGTAGATGCTCTTGTGAAAGTGATGCGAGGGTCTAGAGTCTTGGTATTGGCAAAGTCCAGCAAGAGGCTTGGGCGAACTG